TGTCGGTTTAGCTCATCAAAATTTGCTTGCAAGGTATCAAGAATGTCAAGGAATTGACCGCGCGCTGTAGCTTGCTCTGTTGCGCGTTTACCCGCCGACGGCTCTTTGCCGGCAATACCTACAACGCCTGGTGCAGTAAAGCCGCCGCCGGTGTAGAGCCGCGCATCAACCTTCAGCATGCGAGTAGGATCGTCGGGATCAACGATGTCCGTAAGCGTCGGGGCAGCGGGGCGTCCTCGCGCGTCGATAACATTGTCAACTTCAGCGCGCTGCACACTGCCAACCGGCAAACTGTCGCGCAGTTCTTGCAGGCGTTGCAGTTCAGTCTTTCTTTCAGTTGTTTGTTTGTCCGCTGCCGCACGCGCAGAAATCATTGCCGCTTCAGCGCGCTGCCGCTCGAAAGGCAACTTAGCTGCTGCGGTCGCAGCTTGCGACGTAGCTGCTCGCGCGCGCTCTTGCCCCGCCTCAGCAGTCATTTGCGCATTTGCCAAGCTGCCTCGCTGATATGCCGTCATCGACGCATTCGCGAGTCGTTTTATCGTTGACCCATCGCCATAGGTTTGAAGCATGCGAAGATCATCTTCAGTCACGCCAGGAATGCGAGCAATCTGCGGACGCACGGCGTCAAGAGTTGACTGATCACTGACGCTTGACAGAAGCTGACCCATCAGACCTATGCGGTCTGTTTGCGCCTTGATTCGAGCTGCTTCAGCTTCTCGATTTGCTTTATCTAACTTAAGCTGCGTCTCGGCGTACTGCGCGCCCTTGGCTCCAAGCCCGCGCTGTTGCAATGCTGCGACGCGCTCTTCTAAGCTCATGCCGGGTTTAAAACCAGAAAGCACCGTTTCGTAGTCTTGTTCACGGCGCTGCTCGCGCATGGCGTTCTGGATCTTCATCTCGCCCATACGCTGTTCTTGGAGGGCGTTCTGGATCTGCGCTACGCGACCTGATTGGGCTAGCGGATCGGGCAGTTGCAGCCCTTGCACTTGCAAAGCGATGTTTGGTTGAAGCGGCATAGCTATTCCTTACGGGAGGTACGACGACCGACGCAAAGCGTTTGCCAAGTCTTGATTAGCTGAATAGTTTAGGTACTGACCTAACGCCCCTGTCAAGGCATTTGTCATGCCCACTTGACCAGCCGCTTGCGCCGCTCCGATGCTAGTTGTCAGGTTGCCTGCGGTCTGCCCAAATGCCCCCGCAGCAGCTCCTTGATTAGATGCCGCCGCTTGACCCAGCGTCGTCAGGCCCGACAACGGTTGCAGGCGGTTGGAGCGCTCGGTTTGGAACCGATTGAATGCGCTGCCGTACTCTTGCGAGCCCATCTCTTGACCGTAGCGCTGCAACGCCTTGCCGGTAGCGCCGGACAGCAGACCGCCCTTCGCGGCGCGGCTGGCCTCTAGCGCCTTCATACCTTCGCTCAACCGGAACGCATAGCCGGGGTCAGCCTGAAAGTCTGACATGCCAAACGGACGCGCAAACTTGCCGTATTCAGCCGCTGCTGTGTTGCCCGACAGCCCGAGCAGGTTAAGGAGCTGATTCTGCGCCGTGATGCCGGCTGCGCGGTAGGGCTCTTGCAGCGCCTTCTGCTCGTTGAAGATGTCACGGGCAAGCTGACGCGCCTCACGGGCTGACTCTGCTTGGATGTTTGCAGCGTCCGTGGCCGCGCGGGAGCCCATAAAGGCGCTGGCCAGCAAAGACAACGGAACACCGTAATCTTTGGCAAGTTTGGCAAAATCACTGAGATTAAACCCAGCGTTTGTAATTGCTGCTGCGTCAGCAGCGCTAATAACAGAGCCAGTTACGGGGTCTAGCACATCGCCAGCGCCGCCGTAGCCTGACAGCGCGTTAGTGGCTGCCCCCGCCCCAGTTGCTGCACCAGCGGCGGCAGCACCTAGCCCGGTAGCGGCGTCAGCGCCGGTAATTACTCCGCCGGTTGCGGCGTTCAACACATCACCAGCGCCACCGTAGCCTGCAAGGGTACCGGCACCTGCTCCAGTAGTTAGCGCGTTAGACGACCCAAGCAATCCTGCGCTGGCGTCCGCAGCAGCAAGATCCGCCATTGTCAAAGCATTTGCAGCCCCCACTGTCCCCGCAGCCGCAGGAACCCCCGCTCCTACGCCAAGCGCGTTGTAAGACTGTCCTAGCGACGCATCGATCATGTTCGCTGGGAAGTCCATCAAAATGTTCGGGCCACCCATCGTCGCCAGCGGCGAAGTGGCGACCGGGAACGCAGTGGCGGTTTCAGCCGCAGTTTTTGCCAAGCCAATGTTTTGGTTTACAAACCCAAGTTCCATTGGGTTAGTAGCCATCGTCAATTGCACCGCAGCGTCGTACTGACCGCTTGCGATCAAAGAGTCAACGATCGGCGCGGTAGAAACGCCTGCGGTAGACGCAATATGCGCCGCAGATGCTATGTTACCTTCAGCGGCCAACTGCGACGCAAGCATCGCTGGGTCTATGCCAGAGGGCAGCGCGGCGCCTGTAGCAGCAGCAAGCTCGGCGGCTGCGGAAGCGTCCCCCATAACCGCAAGCGCCTCTGCACCGTGAGCCGCAACCAAGTCAGCGGCTGCGGCTTCGGACACTGCTTCCCCTGCCGCAGTAGCAAAACCTCCCGTTTGGTAATACATCCCCAACGCGGCGGCAGCAACTTTAACTACGTCCGGGTGAACGCCAAGCGGTCGCGCAATTGCTGACGCTACGTCGTCAACTATCCCGCCAACAGTCGTAACAAAGCCTTTGGCAAAATCTTCTAAATCTTTAAAAAAGCTCATTACGATATCTCCCTGCCGCTAACTCGTAAGCTCATAGACGCTGCAAGACTGCCAAGCGTTGAGATGGAATCGCCCAAGGTCAGGATGTGCCCTGCAATCTCAGGAAATGTGTACGCTTCGCCAGGCTGTAGCGATTTGTTCTGCACGACCAGATTGCTGCTCGCCGCAGTCTGCCCCGCCGGTACGATGTTGACGCTGATCGTTCGGACCGCAGCGCTGTAGTTGATTGCGGTCATCTTGTCAATGATCGTAGCGGTGGTGGGCGCAGTGTACTGGGTTGTCTGCACCTGCTCAACTGCTTTGGATTCAACCAACGTCCTAGCGGTGATGGGCATGTCAGTCCTCGGCAGGCAACGGCTGATTGCCTTCGGCTACCCACGCCAGATACTCTTGGTAATCACGGTTGGCGGGGTCCATCGGAATCCAAGCGCCGTCACTGATACGGCGAATAACTTGCTGCGTCAGTTGGTACATGGTCAAAGCTCCGCATTAGCTTGCCAATGGATCGAATAAAATTGACCCGCCGTGACTGCTGTAGAGCCTGTGACTGCAAAACCACTATCGCCAATATTTGCAGTGCCCGCAGTTGGAGTGACGACAGCAACAGTTGTCCAGTTTGCAGACGCCGCGTCTGGCGCGTAGGTTGTGATTGTTGGGGCGGCTCGCTTAGCTACCGCAAAGTTAACGTGCGAAGAGAATCCTTGATTAAGCACTTGACCAGTTGCATACGCGGCGCCCAATACAGAGCCTACGTTTTGCGCTGGCGCGGTTGCGTACGGAAACGATTTCTCATAGTACCGCTGGCACATGCCAAGCTCTACACCAAACGGGCGGTGCTCAAACGGCGTAGGTGTGTTGCCAACTTCCAGTTGCGCGCCTGTAATTGCAAAGATGTTGCCGATGGTGTCCAGCACGTTAACTTGCGAAGAGGTAGCTAACGCCCAGCCAGACTGCCAACTGCCCGCTACGCCTTGCCGGGTCGCGCCGCAATAAAGCGTCCATCCTACAGTCAACCCGCTTCCGTTGGTCCAGTCCCAAGTCCCAGCGGTAATCAAGCCACCGATAACCGTAATCTCTTTATATTCCCACGTATCTGCAACAGAGATGTTGTATTCCGCCACGTAGTAACGGTCAGCACTGGGGTAGTCGTTGTTATAGAACGCCACGCAATGCGTGCCAACTTTAGTCGACCGAGCCCAAAACGAAAGCGTGAAAGTTTTGCCGATAAGATCGCGCGCAGAATAGCCTTCAATTTTTTGAATTAATGTAAAAAATTCTGACGCGGTGACAGTGGGGTCAGCGGTGGCCACAGTACAACGAAGACTGTACGGAAGCGTCGGCTCGCTGGCCGGGCCATCGGAAGTTTGGGTGATTGTTAGTGATGATGAAGATGGTGTTACTGCAATACGCGAAAACCGATCAAGCGTATAAAAAGCCCCAAAACCTGTGCCGACCGTAAACGAAGTGCCGCGTTGCGCTACTTCCATCGCACCGTTGATGATCTTGTTGCGCAGACCCGCAAGCTGACCTCCGTTGTACGACTCGCCGACGATGGCGCCGCCCGTCACATTGCCGGTCAGGTTGCCAGTGACGTTGCCCGTCAGGTTGCCGGTAACGTCGCCGGTGATCGGACCGGTGATGGTGACGCCGCTGATTGTGCCGCCCGTGATGGTGACAGCGCTGGCGTTCTGCGTCGACATCGTACCTGGCGCGGTGATGTTGTCGACGGTGTACTGCGTGACGTTGCCTGCGTTAGCAAGTACAAACTTATACGCCGAACCAGCCGTCAAGAAGATGTCAGCGCGGCCTGCGGAGTCAAGAATGATTGGGTTAGTGTTGGGCGTCGTCTCTGCGGCGGTCGTGTAGGTTGTCAGCGGCGTGGTGGTCCCGGCGATGTAGGTGTACAGCTTGCCAGCCGTCAACGGATTGCCGTTGCCGTCCAGAAATTGAAACTTGAATACTGGTGCGATGGTAGCCATACAAGCCTCAAAGATTGTTTGTCACGGTCAAGATGACCGAGGGGATGCCCGGAACCGGCGCCGAAGCTGCCGCAGCAAGTATTTGACAGCTTGTATCGTCGGTGGACCACATTATTTCAAAGTAGTCGCCAGCGTTAAATTCGTGAAGGTAATTCCACGCAGCCACAATTTCAGCGTTGTTACCTTGGATGCGGACTTGGGATGCCGAGTCGGGCACATTTACGCCGTTAACACGCAGCCAGATAAAAATAAACGCGGTGCCACCAGAGATTTTATCGAGTTGCGCTGAAAACTCAATGTTGAAGATGCCTGGCCGATCAACATAGATGCGCGACGTCGGCGTGCCAATGGTCACACCTCGACTAAAGCCAACCGAGTTGAACGTCATGCCGTACGCGGTGTTGATCGATGCGGCGGTTTGCGTAGTGGTGTCGTAGAAATAGCCGTACCGCGTCGTTACAAGTTGAGGTGTCTGTGCCGCCGGGTCAACCTGCAAGTCTTCCAGCGTGAACTGATTCTGCCCCAGCCCCAAGAGCGTGAACGAGTTGTTGAAGAAGCGGTACCACTCCCGCTGCATAGTGTTGTCCGGCCCTTCAATGACCGGCACACGTTGCGCGGGGATGCGCGTGATATTAGGCATTGGTGCCGCTCGCAAGCAACTCGGCGCCCATGATGGCGACGTTACCAAAGCCAGATCCGCTGACCTCATAAACGCGATCGCGCAGCTTGGTGGTCATGCCCAACCGGCGCCAGATCACGCGCTGGCCGGTCTGGCCTTCATAGCCCATCGACACGGTGTGGAGGTTGGACCACGTATGCCCGCCGTCGTCTGACCAGCGCAGACTGGCAAGCATTTCTGATGAAGCGCCAGTGGTGCTAGCCACGGCTACCGAAGACGTGCCCGCCTCGCAATCAAGTTGCAAGGTGTGTTGGGCTGTGCGCTTTAGCGTGTTCTCGCCTGACGGCAGCGCCCGCCACGACCGCAGCCACACCTGACGGCGTGCGTTGGTGAACTCATTGTTGAAGTACGAGAAATCGTAGTAGCCAATCTCAGGCTCGGTGTCATGCCCTACGTATACGCGCGTACCAAGCGCCGCTATGCAAGTTGGCGTGTGACGGTTTAGCTCGCCGGTAGTGCTAGAAATGTAGCCGCGCTGGTGCCACATGTTGGTGGCCGCATCGTAGACCCACGTGACATTGGCAGTGGGGAACGTCAGCACGTAAAACATGTGCCCGTCTTGCTGATAGGTGTAGGCGATAGCGTCCGAGATCGTCGAATACGTCTGGATAGCGTACTCGATGGCGTGCGTCGAGATGCGCTGCGGCTGGTAGCCACGGGCGCGGTAGACCATACCAAAGCCACGCGCGTCAGCCGACAGCCAGAAGACGCTGTTGTCCATCTTGGCGACCGAGTACGGCGCAGCGCACC